ATTTTTTATATTATTTTATTTGTATATTATTTTATTTGTATATTATATATTCTATTTATCATAAGTTTTTTAAAATTATCCGTCTCGAGCAAACTTTAACAAAAGATTAACACTTAAAACAGACTTTTATTTTGGTGAATATATAAAACAAACCATAATTTTATGAAAAGGAAAATAAAAAAAGTAGAAACAGAATTTGATAGACTCTTAGATAACATAGATTCTAAAGAAAATGAACAATTGTATGATATTGAGAATCTCCTGGACCCGGAATATTCTAAACTTAAATCATTGATGCCATCCAGAGATACATTGATACCATAAAAAGATTCATTGATAAAAATAATGCATAAATACTAAAAATAAATGGTCTAGAGATGAAAACTTTACTCTATAATGAATATATAATATACAAGAAACACTAAAATAATTTAAATCATGCAACAAAAAAGTAAACAATCAGCAGAAGCAAAAGCTTTAATAAAAAAATCTTGGACTCCAGAACGTAAGGAAGCAAGAAGAAAAGCGCTACAAAGTATGTGGGCAAAATACAAATCTGAAAATGACGCGATAAATGAACTCTTAAAAAGTTCAAATGTCAAATAATTTACAGTGATATATAAACTATAATAAGAAAACAACAACCCAATGCAAGCGGGTTAAAAGATAAAATTGTTTCATTTTTAAAACCTCTCATGGAAACTTACTTGCATTAAGGATTACATGAGAGGTTTTTTATTAAAATAATTTAAAGTTATGAGAAGAAAGAAATTAGTAGTACCAGAAGAAATCTTAAATGAATTCAATAAAGCAAAATATGAATGTTTAAGAGAGAAACTTTCAAAATATTGCAAAGACTCAGCATGTTCAGAACATGATAAAATTCTTGCATTGGAAAGTGTAATGAAAGAACTTATTGATAAAGACAAAGCTTTGATAAGAGATAATATGTTTGATGATTTATTAAATGGTGTAGACTATAGTAGTTTGGACTATAAAATATGTCCGAACGAGCAACCAATTGGTGATAATTAAGAAATGTTAAGTTTTTTTTAAACCAATTACAAGAAAAAGAATGCTTAGTATATCCATTATATTAAAAAAAACTTAACAAAACTAGAAAAAATACATTAAAAATGACAGCACCTTTAATAATATGCGGACCCCCAGGATCAAGTAAAACTACAGGATATGTTGAAAGTCTTGCAAAAGACACAACCGGAAGTGTAGCAGTATTCGAACCAGTTCAAAAGATAGTTATTCAAAAACAATCGGGAATTAAAATTGTAAGTAATGACAAACTTATAAATATGAATGTAAGATATATTAATTATGCTCAAGGCTTATCTTCATATTTCTATATAAAATCATTAAGTGAACTTGCAAAAGATGATAAAATAGTTATAGATGAAGCGCATACTTTGTTTTTTACTGAATTCCGCGATTTTGACGTCAAAACTATCGATGATATGATTACTTTATATGGGGATAAACTTATCTTTATTACAGCAACCCCTGAGATATTAGAGTTGTATTTAAAAATGAAAGATCTTAAGTACACAAAAGTTGAGTTCCCACAACGCTTAAAAAGAAAGAAGTTTAATGTTCGTATTATTCCTACAACATTCTCAAAGTTTATCACAAAGGATAAGTTAGATAAGTACGACATTACACTTGTAAATAACATTAAAACTCTAAAAAAACTACAGAAATTAGTAGGAGAAGATAATAGAGAATATTCTTTTATTTACAGTTATTACAATGAAATCAATAATCTTTACTTTAAAAAAGAAATTGTTAATGATAACAAATGGATAGGAACAAGCTCATTGGGGCAGGGCATTGATAAGTTTGTAACAATTAAAAAAGATGTTGGAAGTGTTTTATTTGATGGAAATTGTTATCAACAAATTCCTGACTTAGTTAAAGAACGATACAGAGAAGAAGCGAATCATGATTTAACGTATTATCATGCAGTATTTAAATGTATGACTCAGAATATCATACAAACTGACAGATTCAGAGTGGATTTAGATGAATTAAACATTGACGTTGTATTTGATTTAGAAATGGAATATTTAGAACCGTTTAAGAAGATAATAATTGATGGATTCCGAGGAGTTTATAAAGATTGCGATATCAGCGTTGAGTTAGGTGATGCTTTGTATGCGAACAAATTAGATAATTTTGGTTATGAAGATTTTGTTAAATGTTTAGAAGAATATGATTATGACCACAAATATAATTCAAAATCTAAAAGAACTCGATTTCTAGAATTGTTAAATGTTCTCTGTAATCCTGTAAAAGATGATGAAAATGACAAAAGAACTAAAAACATCGGACTCTTCAAGACTACACTAAAATATTTTAATAATATTTACAAAAAGTTTTATAATGATAAAATTGAAGAAAGAGATCTGACAATATTTGACAACACACTAGAAAGAAAGAAAAGAAGTATGTTACTTCAAAAAGGAATAGTAGAATTTGTAGATATGTTGATTGAAGAAGACTTGAAAACAAAATCGCTCAACTATCTCACCACTAAAGAGGATGTATTTGGAGATAAAAAAGAAGAACCTGAAAAAGAATTATACACAGATTTAAGTTACTTTGGTGAATCTTTATTACAGATACTGTTTGCTCATTACGACCTAAAATATAGTTTAATGGGAGAAAATAAAAGAGAAGGAAGTCCTATTCAATTGCTTCCAAAATACTTACGATACTTATTACTTATCAAAGATGTGGATGTCAGTGGATGCCATGTGGTCGCGATGATTAAAAAGATAATGGGTGATGATTATGATATTACATCAGAACTTATAAGTAAAATATACTCTTATGGGTCTATTCCAAAACAAGAAATGTTAGAATATTTAAAATCATTTGGATATCTAAAAAATAATACATTACAAGAAATAGAGAGCGGATACAAAACAGAAAGAGGTATATGCAAACAAGCAATTCTTTCAGGAATAAACAAATTAGATAAGTACAAACAGGATAAGGATTATATATTTGTTAAAAGAATGCTAAATAATGGCATAGAAAATATGGGAGATATTGATCTTAAGTCATATGGTTTGTTAGGATATCATAATGGAATAAAATACGAACAAAAATGGTTAGGAGAATATACAAATCACAGGGGAGTCATTTTTAGAGTTGCGGACGGATTAGCTCAAGTGTATGGGAACACTTCATTTCTTGAAGATATTAAACAAACAATAATAAAAAAACATAAAATAATGATAGTAGATGAGAATATAGAAAAATACAACATGTTAGGAATAACAAAGAATTTAGATTATTTCATACAGAAGAATATTAAAGAGTTTAAAGATGTAGAGATTACAGATGATATGGTAGAAGAAAGCTTTTATAATTGTATTGAAGCACTAGAACGTTTTAGAGTATACTTGCGTAAAGGGAAGTACAAAAATAAGAATAAAGGGAAAGCAGTCAACACCAAGAAATATATTATTCTACAAGGATTTACTATTAAGAAGTCTGGAGCATCTTATGCCACAGGGACGTACGAATGGGATAAAATACCAAAAGACATACCACAATCATACAGACAACGATACTTGTTAAAGACCTCATAGCAGAATATTAAGTTTTTTTTAAACCAATTACAAGAACAAGACTTGCTAGTATATCCAATATATTAAAAAAAACTTAATATTTCTAGCCCAAAAAATTGCTCAAGTTGTTATTCTTGATGTGAATATATAATACATGAAGACCAAAACATACATAGATACCCTTTTAATCGATCTTGCGACTACACAGTCTGAACTGTCATTCAACAAGTTTTATCATGCATCGTATCGCCTGTTATTTAATTCACTCAAAAAGAGATACTCGAGTCTTGATTATGATGTTATAAAGGATATCCTATCTCTCACATATGTAATGATCTGGAATCATCGAGATGGCCTAGACATCAATTCAAACATATACAACTACTGTTACACAATTATGTGCAATAATGCTAAATATTATCTTAGAAATGTTGATTACAAAACACTTAATATTGATACTATATTTGAAAAAGATATATCTTATCTTGAACCTGATTATCTTGATGATGAAGAGAACTTGATAAGACTCAATACAATAAATCACATACTCAAAACAATGACGCATAAAGATAAAGATATATACATTGATAACCTTATCAACGGGTTGACTAATGCTGAGTTATGTGATAAATACAATCTATCATTGCCAAGAATAAAGAACATCAATAGGCGAGGAATACAATATATCAGGAAAGAGGCTATAAAAATACTTTATCCTAAATTATTTGAAATGAAATACAAACAAAAAAATACAGAACATGTACGTACTCATCATGAAAAAATATCTGAAGGGTGCAAACAACATTATAAAAAATATCCTCGAACAAAACTACACTCACAACATATAACAGAATCGCGTAAAAGAAACAAAGAATTGAAAAAAAGACAAGAACATGGCGAACTACCCTGAATATATCGAAATCAAGTTGAAGAAACTTTATACTCATATCATAAGAGATAGAGTTAAAATGTTGTTATATTTAATGTGTATATATAAAATAAATAAAGACAATGACAAAAAATAAACAAGAAACAGACCTCGATAAACTAATTCGTGAGGTTGAAGAAGAAATTGTTCATTTAGACGAAGAACTCGCCAAAATGAATGAAACTAAAATTACTAAAAATATAAATGACGAAAAAACCCAAGAGTAATGTCCTATGTATAGCAGACTTACACTCACCTTTTACACGAAAAAATTACTTAGAACATTGCATAGAAACAAAAAAGAAATATAAATGCACCAAAATAATATTTACGGGAGATATACTTGATAACCACGCAGCATCATACTTTGAAACAAATCCAAACGGATATTCTGCAGGGGATGAATTGCAACAAGCAATAGATAATCTGAAGCCTTGGATAAAAGCTTTTCCTGAAGCAATCATAACAATAGGAAATCATGATAGACTTATAGCAAGAAAAGCATTTTCTTCAGGATTACCAAAGCAATGGATAAAAACCTATAATGAAGTACTTAATGCGCCAAAATGGAGATTTGAAACAGAAACAATAATTGACAAAGTTCTTTATTTTCATGGAGAAGGCGGAGCAGATTTAAGAGCAGCAATGTTAAATAGACGACAAAGTATAGTGATCGGGCATTTTCATACAAAGGCTGAAATCATTTACAACGCATCATCAATTGATTTGTTATTCGGTATGTGCGTATCGTCAGGAATAGATGACAAATCATATGCTATGGAATATGCTAAATTCAATGTTAAGAAATCAATAGTAGCATGTGGAGTAGTGCTTGAAGGCAAGATACCAATTATTATACCCATGAACTTAAATTAAATAACATATGACTCAACTTGATAAGAAACAAATCGTACTTGATGATATATCAAAAAACTATAATTTGATTTACAGTAAGTACAAACCCTATTATTGTCGCAATTATCACACGGTAGATTTTGACACTTACAATGAGATGATAACGTCCAAAATAATCATGCCCATTCTTGAACGATTAGAACAAGACACAGGGCGTTACACTATAGATTTTTATTACGCAATGTTCGAGACTAACAAACTTAAAGAATATATACTTTCAGCAGTCTACATAAAATTGCGATTTCCAAATAGAGAACGTCAACACTCTGTGCAGTTTAATGGAGATCTCTACAAATATGATAGCATTGAAGATGAAGCAGATATAGAGAAAGAGAACTTTAAAGACGTAGTCATAACAGAACTTTACGACATGCTAAGACCAGAACGAGCAAAAACGATATTCGGTGAAAAGAATTACAAATATTTTATAGACATAATACATTTGTATCTTGAAAATCCAGACATAACATACAAAGACATAGAATTGAAATACACTCAGAAATCAATGCATTATTTTTATTACAAGGCGTGGTGCTTAATACGCTTAGAATTAGAAAGTAAAGGATTGTATACATCAAAGAAGTAACAAAAATGAAGAATATATATTATAAATCAAATAACAATAATTATGAAAAAGACACTTAAATTCCTCTGGAAGGCACTTAAATTCCTTATAGTTCTTCCATTCACAATCTTAGCAACTATATTGACATTTATAGGTATACTATTATTCGGTATCGCTTATGTAATCAAAGACTATAACACAGCAAAATTACTAGTGACTGAAGCATATAAGAAAATGAAAGCACCAAAAGTATAAAACTTTTTATTTGAAAATAATGTTAACGAGATGGATATATTTAATACAAAAGAAATAATCTACAATTATATTACCACAAATATAGTTAATAATAAGCAATATGTGGGCATGCACTGCACATCAAATATAGATGATGGATATTTAGGTAGTGGCACATTATTATGGAAATCTATAAAAAAATACGGAAAGGATAAATTCGTAAGGAAAATACTTTGTGATTGTGACAGAAAAGAAGAAGCACATTTAAATGAAGCAAAATATATTATAGAGTTTAAAACACTTGCTCCCAATGGATATAATTTAAGACCAGACGGTGGAGGTATTAGTCAATATGGATTAAAACACTTAATAAAAATAGAAGAATCAATAATTAGACAAGAAGAATTATTTAAACATTGTCCGGAAGTATTAGAAAAATTAAAACAAGATTTTATAGAATTTAGAATAATGCCGAAAGAAGAATGGGGAACAGAAAAATATAATAACTTTATGCTATCATTTGGTTGGAATAAATCTACAAATAGTTTTAGTAATGAAAGACTTATATGGAAATTAATAGAAAATGAATATGAAAAAAGGAAACAAAAAGCGCAATGACGCTCAATTAGCATATGATAGAGAATATGCTATATACTATTGGAGTAAAGGATATACATTAATGGATATTGCTATTATGTTAACGAAAGACCATGTTGATAGAGGAGAGGAGTATTCAATAACTTACGGACAAGTTAGACATGATATTCAAGATATCATTAAAGACTCAAAAAAATCAAGAGAAGATAGTGGAGTATCAGAACTTGAAGAGTTAGTTCAACGAAGTAATTTCTTATATAAAGAAGCGTGTACACAACAACGAATTACAGGATCACCTTTATTTATGAGCATAGCGTCAAAACAGATTGACCAACTTGCGAAATTAAAAGGATTAGCGCCTGACAAGGTTGAGATAGAACTTAAATACGACATAACTATTGACTAATGGAAAAGACTGCACATATAAAAATCACCGGACTTACATTTCGTCAAAAGGAAATTATTAACGATATCATCAATACTTCTACTGATAAAGTTAAGTATCATATTATACGAGCATCTCGTAAGTCTGGCAAATCTTACTTAATGGAGCATTTATTATTTTTTGATATGGTAAAACATCCAAAATATGAAATTGGATTTATGTCTGCCACATGGAATATCACAATGTCTTTCTTTAGAGATTTCTTAAAGATTGTTCCGCCTCAACTTCTTAAGAAAGTTAATACCGGTTCACGTATAGAATTCACTAATGGATCTACTGTAGACTTTTATTCTGCAAATTCTTCAATCACACCCGTTAACAGGTCATTTAATGAATTGTTTATGGACGAATTTGGGCTTTACAGAAAAGATGTTTGGGATTATCTTAAACCTACAATCATGGCAAAACCTAATGCTAAAGTAATCGTAGCATCAACACCTCGAGGCAAGAACGCTTTTTATGATATGTGTCAACTTGGCATGAGAGGTGAAGCAAGACACAAAGAATACAGAATGCACTGGCGAGACAACCCACTTATACACGAAGAAGATGTTGAAGATGCTCGTAAAACAATGTCGACACAACTATACGAACAAGAATTCGAATGTGTATTCTCAGACTCGATGTCAGGAGTGTTCGGCAAGTTCGGAATGGTTCAGACGGTTAAAGATTGGACAGGACCACAAGCAAATATGTATTACTTCTATGGAGTCGACGTTGCCGGTGCAGGTTCAGACAAAACAGTGATCACTATTATAGATTCATCTGGAAGAGTATGTCTCATATATGAATGTAAATCAGATGACTTAGTAATACAAGGTGAAGAAATATATCAGCAAGTTCATAAGTATAACGCAATTGGATATGTTGAAAGAAACGGAATAGGTGCTGGATTAGCAGATATACTTAAAAACAAAGGATTAAATATATCATATTGGAACACAAGTAACGAATCGAAACAACGAATAGTCACTGGATTGATTATGAGTATCAACACTGGAACTGTTCAACTTCCAACAACTTCTTTGTGTAATGAATTAGAAAATGAGTTAAGCAACTATAGCAGCAAAAGAACTCACTCCGGACTACTTACATATAATGGTGAAGACGGTGTGCATGATGACTATGTTATATCATTGATGTTAGCAAATGAAATGTTCAGAATGTCCGGACTTCAAACTGCTGTAGGAAACTCATCTGAAGTACGCAAAAGCAAGACATATAGCGCTGAAGAAATCGCTGAGAGAGAATGGAAAAGAATGAGTAGTTTATCAAATCATTCTGGAGGTGCTTATAATAGTTGGGCGGATAAAATTAAATATAAATAATTATGAATAGATATTATTACATATATCAGGTTATAAACTTACTTACTGATAAACAATATGTTGGAAGTAGAATGTATGATCGAGAAATAAAAGGCCAAGCATACATGGGTTCGAGTAAATTGCTTAAAGTTGATATCAGTTTATTTGGGATTGAAAACTTTGATAAAGTTAAACTTGAAGAAAATATACTCTTTGTAAATAGTAAAGAAACTGAAGAACGTGAAAGTTATTATATCCATCATTATAATACATTAAATCCCAATGGATATAATTTACACGATCCTAAAGGAGGATGGTCCACTGTAGGTATGAGATATAAACAGAAAAATCCTCACGGTCCTATGTCTAAAGAAAACAAACAGGGCAGAATAGGCAAAAGAAAACCTTATAAAATAAGATCATCCGAACATTGTAAAAATATTAGTATTGGAAGAATTGGTAAAAAACATCCTAATGTTTGTAAAGAAAAAACTTGTCCATATTGTGGTTTGGTTGGAAAGGGATCCAATATGACAAGATATCATTTTGATAAATGTAAATTAAAATAATTTTTATTATGTATTTTATAAACATAAATGATACAAAATATAAATGCAAAGACAATTTGTCTGAGTTCTCATTAGATTCTTCACGTTTTTTATTTGAATTATTAGAGGATTTTCATAATTCAAAAGATAAAGAAATCAAACAAGAGATTGTCGCGTACGTATCACAAGTTCCCATACCTCTTATACTCTCTATGGAAGAACAGTACTTAGATTTAATAATCTCAAAGCTCAATATAACACAAATAGACCTAAGTTATGCGTTTCGTATCAAAGGAAAGCTCTATAAAATGATAGATTTAGACAATATGGATGTAGAAACGTTTGGAATGCTCGAATTCTGGAAACTGAACTCCAAAAATATCCACGATGACATGCACCAACTTATCAATATTCTGTTCCGAGAAGTTATAACTCATCGACATAAAATATATTATAAGAATATATGGAATCGTTTTCTTTATAAGAACATTGTTCCTTTAAAGCTTAAGATATGGACATTTACAGACCAGGAGCCTGAAAACAGCGAGCTTTTCAAACAAACATTAGATGGTGCTCTTGCTTTTAGTATAATGAACACGTATAATGAATGGGAAACAAAGTTAAAGAAGAGATACAAAACATTGTGGCCTGAACGAGTTATAGATGATGAAGAAGGGATTGAAGAGTACAAGCCAAGTGCACTCGAACGCTTTGGAATGTACGGACAGATAGCTAGCATATCAAGTTCGCTAGACGAACGCAATTCCTGGAGAACAAAACCTTTAACAGAACTTTTAAAATATCTAGTATTTCTTATGATAAAGTATAAAGACGACGAAATGAAACAACAAAAAAATAGTAAATAACATGGATGAGATAAAAATTCCTGTAAACGTCGAATATAAAGTAACAGGTGGTGAACAAGCTTCCAAAACTCTTGATGATGTAAAAACAAAATCAAAAGAAGGAACTACTGAATTTGGAACTCAAAACACTGCAATGGGTAAGTTTTGGTCCAATATGAAGAAGGGTGCTTCTGAAGGTGCTAAGCAACTTATGTCATTTAACGGTTTACTCGGTGCCCTTGCATTAGGAAGCCTGGCTGGAATTGCTATGAAAGTATTACAAATCTTTTTGAAGTTTGAAGCAGTACAAAAAATAATAAGTAATATAACAGATGCTATAGGATTAACTTCTAATGCTTTCGACAAAGAAACAAAACTTATAGAAAGACAAAATGAAGTAATAAATACTTCTATAGATTATCAATATAATTTAGCGAAGGCTAAAGGATTAACCAATGAACAAGAACTTGCATGGATACAAAAAATTGAAGGAATCCATATACAACAAGCTCAAGATGAAATAGACCGGCTTAAAAAAGAAGATTTAATCAAAAAGATTACATGGAAATCTTGGGTAATCGCTGCGGTATTTAACGCTAATGCAGGTGCTGCTGCTAATGCAACTGCAAATATGGTTAAATCCGAATCCGATAAAGCATATTCAGATGAAACTATAGGTCTTATAAATAAACAGGAAGATGCAATTAAAAAGTCTCAGAATATAATTGCGGTAACGACTATAACAACACATGGCAAAACTGATGCAGAATTAATTAAGAACGCTGAAGAAGTTCAAAAGAAATTCGAAGCAATGGTTGCAATAGGCCAAAAACGTGAAGCTGAAATAATGAAGAAGGCTTACGAAGATGGAATTAAAAGACGCGAAGACTACGATAAATTCATATCAAATATAATAACATCTGCATTTGATAAAGCAGACCAAGCACAAATAGACCATAATAATAAAATGTATGGCTATAATATACTTCAAAAAGAACGTGGCTTAATAACAGAAACTGAGTTTCTTGATAATCAATATAAACTTGATATTGAGGCAGCAGAAAGAGCAGGTAGAGAAACATATTCAATTACTGCAAAATATGAAGAAGATAAAAAACAATTAAAGATAAATAAAGCAGTAGAAATACTAAATGAAATTGATAAGTTTCAAAAACTAGCGGCTGATTTAGCAAGTGCTTTATACGATAGACAGTTAAACGATTTCGAAAATGCTAAAAATGCAGAATTATTAGCTGCTGGGGATAATGAAAAATTAAAAGAGCAGATTAATATAAAATATGCTGCTAAAGAAGCAGAAGTAAAAACCAAGCAAGCAAAAATGGATAAGGCATCGGCGCTTTTTAGTATTGGGTTACAAACAGCAATGGGTATTATGAAAGCTATGTCTGAGTTCTTTATAACAGGTGGTCTTCCGTGGACTGTTATAATT